GGTACATCTTTTGGAGAAGGTTCTGGAGCACCAGATGTTTTCTCACAAGAGTTAGAAGATGATTTTGGATTTACACAAATCTTTAAAACAGCTTGTGAAATGTCTAATACAGCTAGAGCGACTAGATACCGTGGTTATGAAGACGAGTTCCAAAGAATTTGGAATCTTAAACTACGTGAACATAAAGTAGACATCGAAAGAGCTATGCTTTTTGGTCAACGTGCAAGCGTTGGTGGGATACAATACTCAGAAGGTATTGCAGGTCACATTATCAAAAATGGTACAGCAGTAGTAAATGATGCGGCTTTATCTTATTCTTCAGGAGCTCCTTATTTTAGAAGCTCAACTGCGTCTCAATTAACATATGACAGACTTCTATCTGATTTCGAAGTTGTATATGACCCAGCTCGTGGTGGTGGAGATTCAAAGTTAGCATTAGCAAGTTTACCTGTTATTACCTTTTTTAATAAGTTAGGTGCAGATGCTTTCTTAAACACCACAATGCAAGCTGGAACTTCAACTAGTGTAAACGACGTTTCAAATCTTCGTTACAACCTTTCTGAAAAGCAAGGTTCATACGGTCATAGAATCTTAAGTGTTGATACAATTCACGGACAAATGAATTTAGTCAAAGAACCTTTGTTTAGAGGTCACGCTTCAGGTTTCTTATGTATGGTTGATTTAGACCACGTAGCTTACAGACCATTAGTTGGTAACGGTGTTAATCGTGATACTCAGATTATGACTAACGTACAATCAGCAGATGAAGATTTACGTAAGGATATGATTATGACTGAAGCTGGCTTAGAAGTTAGTCTTCCAGAGACTCACTATTTAATTAACTTAGAAGGAGTTTAATTATGGCTAGAGCAAGTTACTTAAATGAAAGTAGTGGTAGTACTTTTGGACATAAACTAAAAGTAGAACCTATAAAAGCAGCTAGAACATTAACTAATGATGATAGCGGTAAGGTTTTTATGCTTAGTTCTGCTGGTGGAGCTTATTCAATTACTCTTCCAACAGCGGCTAATGCAGAGCAGGGAATCTACTACAAGTTTATTGTAGAAGAAGAAACTCCAACTGCAGATATTACTATTGCGGCAGGAAGTGCTATCATAAGCTTAGTTGCTTTTGATGGTGGTGGCGATGTTGGAAACTCAACTGCAGGTACTCAAGTATCTAATATACTCGTAGAAGCGGCATCTCAAAAAGGAGACTATATAGAGATGATGTTTTTTAATGGAGAGTATGTTGCTTCAGGTTTATCCGCTATTAACGATGGATTTACCACATCATAAACTGAATAAATAAAGTTAACAGTACGGAACTGTGGGGGTTATCGAATAAAGGGTGACCCCCAAAATCCTAAAGGAAAATATGAATTGTGTAAAATGTAAAAGTCCAAACCCAGAACAATGGTTCTACTGTAGGAAGTGTGGAAGCAGAGCTTCTGAGCCTACATACACAACTAATATGTTTATGCAAAGTGAGATTGGTAAGAGAAGTGATATAGAATTTTCAACAATGAGTATGGATGACCATATTGCAAAAACTAAAAAAACAAATAAACATACTAGTAATAAAATTTGGAAAGAAAGAATTAAACAAGCAGGTGCTGTTTAATGGCTAACTTTGACGTACAGATACAAGACATTATAGGTACATTTAGTGACCAAACAGCTATGGATGATTTTATGACTGCTGGATGTAAAGAGATTATAAACGCCTTACCTCCTCAGTTGTTATTAAAGTGTGCTGATATTTCTATATTAAACAACAGCACTACTACTTTAACAAATTTAGATACTAAGGGACTAGTGTTAGATGTTCTTAGATACGATGGAACTATAGACCATCCTTGTAGGTTAGTACCTGTTTATAAAAGAGGTAGGATACAAGACGCTTCTGATATGGAAGCGGCAAGTACTACAGACCCAGCATATTTAATATTCGATAATACACTAGAGGTTTATCCAACTCCTACTGCTGGTAATACAGCAAAGGTTCATCACGTTGTGTACCCTACTGTAGATGCAAGTGCTGTTTCTACCATAGCTAACTTTCCAGATGAAGCTGAGTACTTAGTAGTATTATATGCTTGTATAAAAGCAGTTCAACAATTATTAGCTACAGAAGAAGATATAGAATTATATAATCCTATGTTAGCTCAATTAAAAGATGATTACAGTAAAGGACTAGCACAGCTAGTAAACTAATATGGCAGTACATTCAATAAGTGTAAAAGAATTAATAAGTCGAGTAAGACTTGTATTCCCAGACGCTCCTGAAGCTTACATTATGAATTTAATTAATGATGCTTTAGTAGAAATAGGAATGTTTAAAACAAAAGTTGTTCACGCTAAGATAAGTACAGTTGCAGACAAAATGTATTATAGTTTAGCAGATGGAGCTCAAGACTCAAGCAACAATAAGCTAGAAGCTAATCACATATTAAGAGTTTACTTAATGGATAATGAAGGTGACTATATACAGATACCTAGGTTACTTGATAAAAATTTATTATTAGCTGATGCAACAAGTGAAGATAATGTAAACGCACCGGATTAATTATGGCAAGTAATATTAAATACCCAGAGAATGATGCAATGTACTTTATAGAAGGAGATGCATTAGCGTTAATAACTAAAGTAGATTCATCTGGTAATGGAAGAACTACGGCAAGAAAACAATTTAAAGCAATAGAAGAATCTGTGACTAATGGGATATTAATACATTACTATGCAGAGCCAAATAGCGTAACTGCTATAACAGATAACTTAGATATAGATAATGCACTTGAGCTTTCCGTGGTAGATTATGTTAAAAAATGTTTATATATGGATAAGGCTGGTAAGACTGCAGACCCTAATGTGATGCAAGCGTCAATGGCTATGGCGACTAAGCATGAAAGAAATTTTAAAGAAGCTATACAGAGGTATGGTGTCCGAAAAAAGGATAAGACTGGTGGCTCAAGAGTCGTCAAAGTACCAAATTTAGTTTAACCAATATAGAGGCTTTTAAAGCGGTGGTGGAGGAATATAGGATAAACAATGTCAGACATAAATAAATATACAACGAAAGAAGTTCTTAATAAGGTTCTTCTTGATTCTTCAGGTAATGCAGTTAATGCATACTCCCACACTTCACAAGAAGCCTTCAATGCGGCTTTAGATGATACTAACAGTAGATTAAACGTAAACCTTGTAGGTGGCACTATAGGTGGAGACGTAACTATTAATGGTGACTTAACTGTTAATGGTGATGGTGCAGGAGCTTACGATGAAATAATAAACGGTCAATTAGAAGTTAGGGGAGATGCAACTGATTCAGCAACAGGTATGACTGGATTCTTAACTCTATCTACTGCTTTTACAGATATTAATGCTACAGACCAATTAGGTCGAATTAATTTTCAAGCTCCTTTAGAAGCTGGGGGTACAGATGCAATATTAGCCGGAGCTTCAATTTATGGAATAGCTGAAGCAACTTTTGCAAATAATAATAATTCAACTGGTATCGCTTTTGCAACTGCTACAAGTTCAGTTCCCATTGAGAGAATGAGGATTGATAGTTCAGGTAACGTAGGTATAGGAACTGATTCTCCTGAAAGAAAACTTCATGTTGTAGGTAATCCAATTTTAATTGACAACAATCAACACTATGAAGGAAAAGATTCTGGAGGAGCAAAAAGAAGAGTAATTGGATTAGATAGCTCAAATAATATAAACATCGGAAGTGGACAAAGTGGAGGTTCTATAAATTTTATTGAAGGTGATACAACTCATATGTCAATAGATGCCTCAGGTAATGTAGGTATAGGTAGAACTCCCACACAAAAATTAGATATTTACGCTTCAAGTGGCAATCAAACCATTATGAATGAATTAGGTGGAGGTGGCAACGCTGAATTAAGATTGAAAAACAACGCTGGTGATAGAATTATTAGAGCGAGTGCAGATAAACTGCAATTTATAGATAATGCAGATTCAAGAGCTGATTTAACTATAGATGGTTCAGGAAATATAGGCATAGGAACTGCTTCTCCAGACTATCAGCTTGAGCTAGAAAAAGCTGGTGGTGGATTTTTAAGTTTTAAAACCACAGATACAGAAATAGTGAATAATGATGTTTTAGGAA